AACCCTTTTTCGTTCAGTTTATACCCTTCTCTATTTTCAAATAAATTATTATTATCAGATTGCATTATATCCAACATTGTGTTAATCATTGAATTTAATTCAAGATCATCTGTATGAAGACTAAACAAAATGTCAAAATTGGGATATGAATGTTGCCAATCATCAGGTCCACTTGAAAGAGTTTGAATGCATTGTCCAATGTTCCGTTTATCTGTTAATCTTGTTGAATCATAACATTTGAATGATTCTGCCATAGACCTTTCGACCCCCAAACTACTATGTTGTAGTTTTTTTTGAATATCTGTCTTTTTTTCATTTAGAAATGTTTCAGCCATGGAAAAAAGCTCGTTAACGTCTTTTATATCGTTTGTAGTATAAAAACTTTTTTTGGTTACGTATTTTGGGTATTCAACCTTCCACTCTGGACAACAAGACATTAATGGTGAAATACGTCCTAATACTTTTACTTTGGCTTCCGGGTTCTTAAGTTCAGTTAAAACTTCTTCTTTTGTATTATTTAGTTTTGTTAAAGATGACTCAATATCTTTCATTTCTTTATCAAACTTGATTTCTATCCTTGCATACTCATCATGCAAACGTTTTCGAAAATATTTTTTATCATTGCGTTTTAATAGTAGTTTATTTCCGTTATAATGTTGCCTAAGTGAATATTCTTTACTAATAGGCATTTGACTTCCCCACGCAAATATATTTGGAGGTGCAGTTATATATATCTTGTCTGGAGCATATTGTGGATTAATATCTTTTGACATCACAACATCTTCTCCTCCATGTCCGGTACCATGGACGTTAAATTCTAATATATCACGAATTGTTAAATTGCTACCTGAAGTCTTAAGTTTATATGATATATATGATTTTAATAAATCTGAAACATATTCAATTGCTTTTTTGTATCCTCTTTCCTCGAGTATTGATGTAATTAATCCTTTGGCAAAATGTATTCCATCAATATTATTAGATGATTTATTATATTCTTCATATTTTTTTAAAAAATCTTCAAAAGTTTGAGAACTATATTCTTCAGCATAATTCTTAAATGGTATGAATGGTTGTTTTAATAATCCTGGTGGTAAACTACTACTAATTGCGGGTTGCGCGGGTGATAATGGTTTTTTCCATACAGATTCACCTGTACTAGGATTATGCCAATACTTATGGTTTTTTCTTGGTGACCAATATTCTACCCATTCATTTTCCGAACTTTGACTTTTTCTCTTTTGTCCTGGTACTGGTCCTGGTTTTGATTCTAGACCGGGTCCTGTGTCCATAATGTTGTTATATTTTATACCAACATTATACTTAGAAATCCGCGCTAAAGTCAAAGACATCCCCCGCGACTTCCTTGTTTGCCATTGCGTACTCACTATTTGTGCGTTCAAAGAAATTAACCTTGCTATCCACACTAATCAACTCCATGAAATCTAGCGGGTTCGCCGCGCCATAAATCTTCGGCACTCCCAATTGAACACATAATCGGTCGCCCACAAACTCCACATATTGCGACATCAACTTCATATTCATTCCAATCAATCGGCACGGAAGCGCAACCGTGATAAACTCCTTCTCTATTTCTACGGCTTCTCGCACAATGTTTTGCGCATCGGTCTTGTCCAACTTCTCCAGCAATTTGCCATAAAGCATAATCGCAAACTCGGTGTGAAGTGCCTCGTCACGACTGATAAATTCGTTTGACAATGTGAGCCCCGGCATTAATCCGCGTTTCTTAATCCAATAAATTGCCGCAAAACTGCTGCTGAAAAATATTCCCTCTACGCACGCAAACGCAATCAAACGCGTAGCAAATGATTTGGTAGAAGAATCATGCTGAATCCATTTTCGCGCCCAGTCAGCCTTTTTTTGAATACAAGGAAACGTGGTTATCGCCGAGAACAGTTTTCCACGCGTTTCGCGGTCCTTGATATAAGTGTCAATCAAAATGCTGTACATCTCAGAATGAATATTCTCCATGGCAATTTGGAATCCGTAAAAGGCGCGGGCTTCCGCCAATTGTACGTCTGCCATAAACCGCGTTGCCAGATTTTCCATAACAATTCCATCACTGGCCGCAAAAAATGCCAATACCATGGATATGAAATATTTTTCATCATCATTTAGTTTGCTCCAGTCCCCGAGGTCTTTTGACAAATCTACCTCCTCTGCTCTCCAAAAACAATCGACCTGTTTTTTGTACATTTTCCAAATATCTTCGTCTTTCACTGGGAACATAACGTATCTGGCAACATCTTCGTGTAAAAGGTAGTCAATGGGGGCGACGTCGGTATTCATCCTAAATAATATACTTTGTAGATTTTATGTTTTTATTAGAAAACAATTATAGTATTTTTCTTGGAGAAAAATGATATTTTAAACGCACCATAACAACAGACAAATATGTAGATTAATCCGTTTATTAACCAATAAATAAATCAACGATTTATGTAATAATGAGCAACTCAGTACAAATCCCAGCCAATTTAGATACAAAAATCATATATAAAATGTCATTCATCTACAAATCACTTGAACAGGGGTGGAGTGTGAGAAAACGCGACGGCAAATATATTTTTCAAAAGTCTCACGACGGGAAAAAAGAGGTATTCCAAGACGATTATTTAGAAAAGTTCATCATTGAGAATTCGTCGATGGATTCACTGACGTAAATAGCCGAACTATTTCAACTGGCTCCCGATTCTGTTTAGCAACAATTCTTTCCATTTGTTTAGCGATTTCATCCTCTAATATTGGCAGGCGCATATACAACATCGGATTCACATTATGTCCATGTTCATTCACGTATTTATTGTAATTGAATACAATAACTATGACACGAGTAATCGCACCGTTTTTGTTGAATAATTCTTCAAAATTAATGCGACAATGGGGGTCGGTAATTATACACAACATGCTATTGGCAACCACAATATAGTAATCAACCCTCACGCCAGAAATATACAATGGCGCAGAATGTACAACCCCGTCAAATCGGCTTTGTATAAAGGCACAAACCGCTTGTTCTTTTGTCTTGTATTTTGACTGGAAAGAGAGAGGGTCATCTGGATACATTGTCAAGAAACAGGTCGTACAATAACCTTTGAACCTGGGATTTCCTGGATGTTCGGCACACAACTTTGCCGAGCATTTTGCCGAGCCGGGCGCAGAATATTTATTTTCTTGTCGCACCAAGACATTTTTCATGTCATCCAATTTGTGTTCGATACAATACATGGGATACCCAATTTCAGTCCCATATATGGGACGTTCACGACAGCCAATATATTTACAAACTCGCGGCATTTTACTAAATACTGCCCCGACAATAAAAAGTCAGGGCAATCGCGGACTATCAGAAAAACATTTCTCAATAATGTGGTCAGATTGCTACATGCCGCGCGGTGTCTACATAATTGTAGACTAAAAAAATGTTATTAAACTATACATATTTAATATTGCCAATAATTTTTTGAGCGGAGTGCGCAATTATTTAGGAAAAATTATGTTTTGGAATTATATAAAAAACATGGGAGGAGCACTTATGCAATTAGTCGCCTACGGCGCACAAGACGTTTTCCTAACTGGAAACCCCGAGATCACTTTCTGGAAGGTGTCGTACAGACGCCACACCAACTTTGCGATGGAGTCCATCGAGCAGACCTTCAACGGCCAGGCCGATTTCGGTCGCCGTGTGTCCTGCACCATCTCCAGAAATGGAGATTTGGCTTACCGCACCTATGTCCAGGTTACTCTCCCTGAGATTAACCAGGGTATGGGAGCCGCTGGCACTGGCCCGGTGTATGCCCGTTGGTTGGACTACCCCGGTGAGCAGCTGATCGCCCTCGTTGAGGTCGAGATCGGTGGCCAGAGAATTGACCGCCAATATGGTGACTGGATGCACATCTGGAATCAGCTTACCCTCTCTTCTGAGCAGCAGGCTGGTTACTACAAGATGATTGGCCACACCACTCAGCTAACCTACTTGTGCGACCCCGCTTTTGCCGACATCAACGGCCCTTGCGCTGCCACCGGTGGCCCCAGTCAGGTTTGCGCTCCTCGCAAGGCTCTCCCCGAGACAACCTTGTACATTCCCCTCCTCTTCTGGTTCTGCAGAAACCCCGGCCTTGCTCTGCCTTTGGTCGCTCTCCAGTACCACGAGGTCAAGATCAACATTGACTTCAGACCCATTGGCGAGTGCTTGTGGGCTGTTAAGTCTTTGTCTGCTACCGGTACTGATTCCCAGGCTGTCACCACTGCTTACCAGCAGTCCCTTGTTGCCGCCTCTATCTACGTTGACTTCATCTTCTTAGATACTGACGAGCGCAGAAAGATGGCCCAGAACCCCCACGAGTACCTCATTGAGCAGCTCCAGTACACTGGTGATGAGTCGGTCGGTTCTTCGTCTAACAAGATCAAGATTAACTTCAACCACCCCTGCAAGGAGCTCATCTGGGTTGTTCAGCCCGATGCCAACGTTGACTACTGCAATGCATTGGAAGCCGGTTCTACCTTGTACAAGGTTCTTGGACCTCAGCCCTTCAACTACACTGATGCCATTGATGCTCTCCCTCCCTCGATTGCCGTCTTCGGTGGTCAGGCCGAGACCTCTGGTGCCCAAGCCTTTATCTCGGGCAGTGTTTTCCAGATGCCAGGTGCCCTTGATGGCCTTGTGTCCAACGGTGTCGCAACTGGTCTTAACAACCTCGCTGGCTGGGACCACAACGTATTCGATGCTGCTGCTGGTAGCACCAACAACGGCTCCCTCGTCTCCGATGCCGGCACATTCGTGCTCGCTGAGACTGCCCTCAACATGCACTGCTGGGGCGAGAACCCGGTTGTCACCGCTAAGCTCCAGCTTAATGGCCAGGACAGAATCTCTGAGCGAGAGGGTTCTTACTTCGACGTTGTCCAGCCCTTCCAGCACCACACCCGTGCCCCCGATACTGGCATCAACGTGTACTCTTTTGCCCTCAGGCCCGAGGAGCACCAGCCAAGCGGCACATGCAACTTCTCCAGAATCGACAATGCTACCCTCCAGCTTGTCCTTTCTTCAGGAACTGTTGTTGGAACCAACACTGCCAAGGTCAGAGTGTATGCTTACTCTTACAATGTGTTAAGAGTGATGGCCGGTATGTGTGGAGTTGCATATTCGTAAAATTTAATGCGAATAAATGTGCGTTCAAAAGACGCGCAAGTAGATTTAAAATCTGCTACATCTCCAAATTGCGGGAAACCCCTCAAGGTATGAAATACTAAACTTGTCAAGAAATTGATAGGTGGCTTATGATAACAACATAAGGTACAGTAAAAAGTTTCATATTATAGGGCAATCCGCAGCCAGTCTTCTAAGTCCGTTATGATAGGATATGAAGGCGGTTCAACGACTAAATGCTGATGGGCGTGAGAAGAATAATCACCTTCGATGATCGCTTAAGATATAGTCTATCCCCACTCGAGAGAGTGCTGTGCCCTTTTAAAAAGCACAGAGTAGCAACATCCGGAAATGTTTGTTGTGTTATTACTGGTATTAGAGCTTAAATTTCAATTTGTGTTTGATAAAAAAAACCAATGTTTTTTATCAACCCTTTCTTTTGTCAGAAAGCAATCTTATATGTTGTGCTTTATATTCTTCGTCGCCGTATCTTATGTTATTATATGTTGTGTTTTATTTTTTTATTCCTATTAGGATTTAACATGTTTGTGATATAAACACTTGGTTCTGTTTGTGTTTTATTTATTGAGTTTTCATATATTTTTTTGAACTGGTCGAAAAGAACATCATAATCCATTTCTTTTTTCATAATATTACACTGACCGCAACACGCATTTACATTTGCCAAGGTATATCCAATCTCATTATCAAATCGGTCAATGCCATTCATATGATTTTCATCCGTTTTCTTACCACAAATATAACAATCTTCTTTAATTAAATCATAATATTTTTCTTCAGACAATTCAAATATATAATTACGCTGTTCCGCATTTGTCTTGTATTTTGAATAATATGAGCCAGATTGATTTGAAAACGCATCTGGATATCTTTTTCCATTTGTTATCATACTATTATGTGTCAAAATGTGTTCGACACGCTGAATAAATGTTATATTGTCCACAGCACCTTTCATCATATTACATTCAGTACAGCAGCTAACACAATTATCAATCTCATAACCTTTTGTGCTATCCATACGGTCAACTCCATTGAACCCTTTATCTTGCGTAATTCCACAGTAATAACATGGCTGTTTTGTTATTGTTTCAAATTGTTCAATTGTCAAATCAATACTTCCACCATAAATCCGATTACGTCTATTTAAATCTATTAATGCCACCTTTTCGGGATTTGCTTTATTCCATTCATTCTTAACAGCCACCCGCTCTGGCTTCTTTGAGTTTTTCCTGTCCAGCTCCCGCACATGTTCCTTGTCACGCTTCTCATTTTGCTTATTAAACTCATTGCGACACAATCGACATGTCTTGGTTTCCTGACCATTTGCTCCTACATAATAATCAACTGGATTCGACTTACAACAAACCGAGCATTGCTTGAGTCCATCAACAATATCCGATACAACCGCGCTACGCGCTGCGTGGTCTCGCACCCGCTCTTTTTCCAAACATTCCGCACAACTCCGATTCAAGTAGTCCGACGACAACTGGGTTCGACATCCGCGCAAGTACTTGGCACAAGGTCGTGTCCCCGCGTTGGTACATTCGTCTTCAAACAAGCAAATCTGATGGAGTCCACAATACGCATTGTCGGCGGATTTTGAATGAGTACATCCGGGTTTCCCACATAGGACAATCACTGACGTAGTGCGCAGTTTTTCGCGATTGGAAAAGCCTCGACCATGACATGTAGAACACTGATTTATACCAGGTTCCATAAAATACATCTTCTTACAGCCAGAGCACAGACGCGTTTGCTCGAGCATTGTCTCGGTATAATCGTTCATATACTGGTGATTCTTACAGAATCGTGAGCCAGGTTGGTAATAATTGCGACAACTGTTGTTATTGCGGTCTTTTGCCAAACACTTCATTGTAATATAATTGATGAGTTGGGATATATATAAGATTTCAATTTTACATATAAAATTGAAAACACAATTGTATAATTATTAATAATATATAGTACAGATGGCATTTACAAAGAATGTTGATGAACTGGTGGATATGTTCAAAGCAAAAAAAGATAGCGTCACTAGATTTGTTAGAAAAAACTTTAAGGAAGGTGTCAATTTTATCGAAGAAAAACAATGTGAAAAGTTAAATTATAGAGGTGGCCACAATCGCATACATATGTTGCTTACGGAAGAGGCATACAATCTAGTAAAGAACACATACAATCTTAAAAACCGGTATATAAAAAAAATAAATGAAAATTGCGGCCATGTAAATGTTGTTATGTGTATTGAAACCCAGACAATTGGGTTTATAGAGAACTCGTTTTCAGAAGCACTGAGATTAACGCGACAAAAAAAGGTTGGACTATACTATATTGATTTGTATTTTGAAGATTACAACTTGGCGATTGAATGTGACGAAAACGACCACAAAGACCGAGATATAACCTATGAACGCAGCAGAGAACAATATTTATTAGAGCAAAATATTACAATCCTACGATACAACCCAAATAATAAAAACTTTGATTTGTCAAATGTATTACGGAAAATTACAAAAGTATTGTTTACTAAGCTGGAAGCGCCGAGTGTTATCAGGGTTGATTTTGATTCGTAATTGCTTTTGAAAAGCAAACGCGAATAATAAAAATGCATCGACAATGTTTGCTTTTTGTTTTCAAAAGCAAAACATCCGATGCTTTTTTAGTAAAACAAACTATAAATTATTATTATATAAGTAATAATTTATAATAATAGTATTATATGGAAAGTGCTGAGATTGTTGATAAAATTAAAAGTTGTATAGAATGTACAATTTGTTTTGAAAAGTTTATTAATCTTTCCTATGACAAATTATGTATTTTTTATGAAGACAATAAAAATATACTACCAGAAACATTTACAGATGATACTTGTTGTCGTTGTTTTGAAGATAGGTTTGAATGTTTGGTCTGTAAAAATATAATATGTCGTAAATGTTATTGGAGTTTTGAAAATCATAAATACAAACCGACACATGAAGCTGACATTGGACTTTTTGAATATTGTGGTTCGTTAGATGAATCTGGGTTAGTACAAGGATGTCCTGGTGAAGATTGTCCAATTATTTGCCCATTTTGCAGAACAAGAGATTATAAAATATTTTATGGAAACAAAATACCATATGAATTATTAAATGAAATAAAAAATAAAGTTATGAAATATGAAAATATATAAAAATATAAAGCAATTTTACTTACTATAACAATGACATCAAGGCGTGAAGAAGAATATCGACTCGAACTTGAAATAGAAAAATTAAAGCTGGAACTTGAAAAAAAGGACAATGTATCCGATGAAAAAATCAATATGTTGATAACAAAAATGGGAATCAACGCATTACATGAAAAAATAGACAACCTGGAAAAACAGAATCGCGAAATCCTTGAAAAGCTGGGCGCCACGACTGCCCCCAAAACCCTGACTGGATTCCAAGAACCTCTAGTAAACCTCGGCCCACGAGTCCAGCAAATCAACCCCGAGACAATGGAATTGATAAAGGTCTACGAATCCGCCTCTCAACTAATGTCCGAAAATCGCGTCATAAAACGCCCCAGCTTGACCAAAGCCGTCGCCGCCAACACGGTTTATTGTGGATTCCGTTGGATGTTTGTGGAGAGGGACCAGGACGCATTCAAAATCAACGCTGTCCAACCAACGAAACAAACTCGCGTCCAAAATCTCGGATACATTGCCAAGTTGACCGCCGATGAAACCGACATACTTAACGTCTATCTAGACCGTAAGACAGCTGCACTCATGAATGGATTTGAATCATCGGCTGCGCTGGACACACCTGTGAAAAACGGCACCATAGTCAAAGGCCACGTATACAAATTGTTCAGCGAATGCCAAGCCCGTACAAAATTTATCGAGAAATATGGCAAGGAACCAATACTCTACAAGAACGGGTTTGGCGTATTTGACGCGACAACAGGACAACTAATGCGCGAATATAGCTCTCGGTATGATTGTATTCGGTTTGAGAAAATCAGCGACAAAACAATCGCAAAGTCAATGGAGAAGAATGTCCCGTACAATGGCACGCTTTTCAAAAATATAGGACAAAAACTTCATTTCATATAAATCTTCACCGGTATAAACACCTCTACAAACTAAACCGGTCGGCACATTCTTCCAAACACATATCATCCCATTCCATTCGTTGAATAGTCGCGGCTCCATCACGTGTATATCCAATCCACACTCCTGCGTTTCCGCCTTCCTCACACCATTTATTTTTCACCCAGCATGATGGATACTTAGTCAAAAGCCCGGTCAACCAATTAAAATCTGGTGCCCAAGCAGACCACATA